GCCGGCAAGCTGCCGGCCGCAGCACGCGGATTGCCGTATGTCCCGCTGCCACCCGTGATGCTCAGGTCAGAGCTGTATGCCGCACCGATTCTTGCGGCCGCATAGGTGCCGGAGAGTGCGAGCGGGGCAGCGACATAAACGAACGTTGCGGTCAGCGGTTGCCAGCTGGCCAGGCCGCCGCGCACTGCGTCGATCTCCACACGCACCGTACCGGCGCCGCTGACGTCTGGCGTGAGCGCGGCGGCAGTGATGCCGGTGGTTGTGCTGTCCAGCATACCGTTAAGGTAAACGCGCACCGTGTAGGTGGTGCCGGATTCCGGGCCGACGTCCACCTGCAGCGTGTCCACCATCTGATCGGCTTGCAGCACGCGCGAGCGATGCGACCATGCCAGCACCAAGCTTCCGACGACTGACGCCGGATAGCGATTGCCCGCCACGCGCAGGTTGCCCGGCGGGTAGGGCCGCGCCGGTCGCTGTTTCATCTGCAGCGTAAGCGTGGCCGCCACGGATTGATCGAGCATGCCGGCACCGGAAACGGTCAACAGCTTGGCGTTGATGCTTTCGCCGACCACGTACTGCGTGCTGTCGGTGCCGATATGGCCCTGATAGAACCACAACCGCGCACCGAGGGCGTGCGCCGCCGGCACGGTATCGACGCAACCGCGGCCCAGCGTGACACTGCCGGTCACGGTATTGATGCCGTCGATACGTACGACCTCGGCATCCAGCAGCGCCGCGCTGCCCACCTGCACCACCGAGAGATCATCGAATGCCGCCAGTGCGATCGCGGTTTCGGTGGGGCCGATCGCTGCCGCCAGGGTCCCGGTGCTGATGAAGTCACCACCGCCGCGATCGGCGAACGCCGCCGCACCCAGGCGCGTGAACAGGTGATAGTTGTAATTGACGCCGGACGGGCGCACGGCCAATGCGCTGAGGTAGCCGATGTCGGGCGTGAGTAGCTGCAGGTTCGCCGGGTCCAGCGCGCGCACCAGGTCGCGATAGGGCATTTCCAGCACCTGCGCGGTGGTGATCGCCTGCGGCGTGCGGTCGGGTTCCTGCCACAGTGTGCCGCCGGGCGCGAGGTAGGACGTGGACGGCAGCGCAAACTCATCCTGTGCCCAGCTGAGCGTGATGCTTCGTGCGGTGCTGTCGCCATAATTGACTTTCAGCACGCGGATCGGCATTTGCACCACTTTCTCGCGCGCCCAGCTCAGCAGCAGCACGTCGCCGACTTTGATTTTCCACCGCGTGCTCTTGACCTTGCACTCACCCTTGGCCAGCAGTGAGCTGAGCGTATGACAATCTCGGGCAGCCATACGGCTGGCCAGCGTGGCGCTCCACGCGCCGGGGTACGCGGTGGACTGGTCCACCACCTTGCCCTGCGCCTGAATGTTGGCCAGGTTCTGGTACACCACCGCCGCGTCTTCGTTCGTGTCGACGTCGCGATACGTCACGGTGACCTGATTGACGGATTGATCGAGCACCGGCACCTGAAAACTGGTCATCTCGATGATGTCGTTTTCATCGAGCACGGTGTCGGGGTTGGCCGCCAACGTGGCCACGTTGTAGTCCGCGCGCAGCAAACGGATGCCGGCGCGATTCGTGGTCGGGTCGATGTAGCGCAGCGCGCCGATATGGTTGAGCACGACGTTGATAAAGTCGCCGACCGCATCGGCCGATGACCACTTGAGGCAGAGACCCATCCCTTCGTTGGAAAGCGTCTGCGCGGCGGTCAGAAAGCTGGCATCGTCCAGGCCCTGCCCGGCATCTTCCGACGCACTCCACACGGGGTCGGTGAGCACCTGATAGATGATGTGCGCTGGGTTCATGCCCCGGCCGACTTTGCACAGCTCCGGATGCCATACCGGTGTGTTCCAGCCCTGCACATGACGGCGCACGCGGAAGCGCCACGCCTTGACGTAGGGGCTCATCGCACCCACCAGGCCGGTAAACGCGACGGTGCAGATGTTGCGATAGGCCGGGCGCACGGTCGGCTCAATCTTGGCCAGCGCGGCGCTGGGCATCTGTGTTGCCTCGCCCATCAGCACGGTGAGCGTGCCCTGCACGCCCCCCTCCTGCTTCTCGCCGCCGTACAGATTGCGCGCGTTGATGGCCACCGTCCCGCTGACGACGACGCTTTTCTGCCCAATCAGCGGAAACATGATTTTGTCGTCGCCGCGAATCTCCAAAATCTCGTCGAGCGGTCCATGGCTCAGGCCCATATGGAAGGTGCCGCCGTACCAATAACCGATAGTGGTGCTGCTGCTCTTACCGCCCATCGATCACCTCGGCGCGTGCGATTGCGCAGGCGCGCAAGGCAAAGGCATCGCCGGTGGCCTCCAGCGTTTCCAGCGGCAGGCCGTGGTGCAGGAACGCGCGGTAGTCCAGATCGTGCTGACCGAACCACGCCCGCACACCGGACGCGCACAGCACCCCGATGCCAGGCATAGACGCCGCGCGTACGTGCTGCATGGTGACCACGATGGCGTCGCTCATTTGCCACCGCCGCTGGACTTGATCGGCACGGTATAGAGCGCGCCGTAGTTGCAGACGTTGTTATCGTCGATCCAGACCTCGCCAAACACGACGCACATGTCGCGGCCGTCCGACGCCAGCGGCACACCGCCGTCGGTGAGCGCCTGCGGCTGCGCGCTGGGCGGCTTGGGCATACTGGCGTAGACCGCCACGGCAACCACCAGCATGATGACCAGGTAGATAAGAAACGGCATAGTGACCTTTAGAAAATGTTGTTCGCGCCAAACGGATTTTTCGACGGAATGTAGGGCTGGCCGCCGTAGTTGCTCAGGTTGTTGAATCGCCCGCAGCCATTGGGGCCGTACGAGTGATCGCAGCCCGGATATGCCTGCACCACGCCGCCCACCACCAAGGGCGACGCGGTCAGCAAGGTGAGCGTGTCACCCACGTGCGCGATGACAAAACGCCAAGCCTCGTCGCCGTTGCTGGTCCACTCGATGAATCCGCCCGCGAAATAGCCGTCTGGCTTGTTGGCGAACGCGCCCGACTTGATCATGTTGCCGCTGGCGTAGCTCAGCGTGCCGTTCACACGAAAGGCAGTGCGATCGACCGCACACATGGGCGCCGGGCTGTACAGCGCAAAGCCGCAGGTCTTGGTCCATTTGCGCCGCAGTCCGGTGTTTTGCTGTGCCGCCGCCCGGCTCATGCACGTGAGCGTCGCGGTGTGCTGGCCGGAATCTGGCGAGCCCACCGTGCCGCTCCACAACGTGCGTGCCGTGGTGTCGCCACGCGTGAGGCGCTGCACCGTCACGTAGATGCGGCGCAAGGGTGGTGCCGGTCGGAAGAGATCCATCAGCCCTAACGTCACCGGCACGGTGATGGTGAGTGTGGCCTTCTCCAGATCCGTGCTCTGCTCGATCGCGCCGCGCTTGATCACCGCTGCCGCGTACGTGCTGCCCAGGTACGACACCGGCAAGAGTGCGTCGGTGTAGCGCCACACCTGCAGCCCACAGGCAAAGGTATAAATCTCCACCTCAGCCATTGGCGGTCACCTGCGCAAACGTGACGGCACACGCCGCGGCGCCCACCGAATCGGTCCAGTGCTGGATCTCCACCGCATCGGTGTCGAGCCGGCAGAGCGCCATGAAACTGATGCTCACCACGTTGGCCTTGGTGATGGTCGACGGCCACGCGCTATCCAATTGCAAACGCTCGGTGTCGGTGTCGATCTCGGCCGAGGCGGTGATGCGGCGATAGAGCACCGTGCCATCGGCCAGCTGCACGCGAATGTCGCGGCGGCCGTTCTGGCCGTGCAGATACGCGGTGTAGCCACTGTTCGTCACGTCCATGGTGTTGCCGGCGGCGTCCGCCGCCGGGTACAGGTCGTCCTGCCAGGTGGGTAGCCACACGCGGCCGACCTTGCCGGCTAGCGCGTACAGAAGCTGGCGCAGCGTGTCATGCGCCACACGGCCATAGACCTGCCAGCGGTGCGATTGGATCGGCCACGGCTTACCGCTGATATCGTCGACCAGCACGCCGCCGGTGTTGCCGTCGATCAGTTCCACATCACGGCCGTATTGCATGGTTGGGTTGTCGCTCCACTCGGGACGATCTTCGAGTACTGGCATGCCGAGGTAGCGCACGGCCGGCATCGTGGCGGTGTAGTCGTTGGCGTCCATGCTGACAAAGCGCACTGTGGTGTCCACCAGCCGCGTGGTGTAGCGGTTGAGCGTGGGGTACTCATCGAGACGTGCGGTGCGTGCCGGGTAAAGCTTCGCGCCGGCTTCCCACGCATTGAGCGTGGCGCGCACCAGGTTGATCGCGCCCACGCTCACGCTGTCGATCTCCACCGTTTCGATCGTGCGCGCGTCGGTCATCAGGATGGCCAGACCGCCC